AACGCCTTACGGATGGGAAAACACACTAATGAACTTATCAACGTTTTATAGTTGCACATGGCACGAGTTAACGAATTTAAACATTAGAGCGTTTCAACATAGAGTTAAGTACTATGAATATATTAAGGAAGTAGAAGAGTTTGAAAGAGCAAAGTTAAGAAGATGAGTCAGAGTTTATTAAAACAGTTTGGATCGGCAATGGATGACGTTATAGGGAATAAACCTGACAGCGCATTGTCTATTGCATTAATGGAAACGTCTGCAAGTTTAATAGAAGACCTTAGAGAAAGCCTTATTAGTTCAGGGGCGGTTGCAAGTAGACAACTATTACAATCAATCGCACCTTTACCCGTTGAATTAGATAACGGTGTATTTACTATTTCTATTGAAATGGATAGTTATTGGAAGTTTATAAATGAAGGTGTAAACGGTACAGAGAGAGACAGAGGTGCGCCAACTTGGGGGAAGACACCTAGTGTGGGTATGTCATTCAAAGAATCCATTAGGGAGTGGATGACGTTTAAAGGTATTACATCACTATCATGGACGGATAAAGACGGTAACGCAGTAGTTAAAGAACTAAGCACAGAGCAAGACAGAGACGGAGCAGCCTTTGTAATTATGAGAGGGTTAAAAAAGAATGGACAGAAAGCAACTTACTTCGTTGATAATGTATTAGACAATGATTACATAACAGAAATAGAAGATAAAATTTACAAAGCATGGCAGTCACAATAGAGCAAAGTCCGAGTACAGATTTTGTATTAAGCGGTAATCCTATTATATGGGTTTTCAGTTCTAATCAAACAGGGCAGGTTAACTTTAGTTATTATGTTGAGGTTTATGTTGACGGTGTTTTAAATAGTTCACATCAAGTATTCCCAGAAAGCGGTATCTATGGAAAGTTTGACGCAAGCCAAATTGCGGAGAGTGAGTTAACTGCTCCAACAATTCCAACAGTTGAAACAGGAGAAGATGGAGGTAGTGCATCTATAAGTATAAAAGTCTATGAGAGATATGGAACTACACCAACATTACAAGCAAGCAGTACGTCATCTAGTGAGGTAGTTATAAAGGGTAAGTTATTTATGAATGCATGGATTAATACCGACTTAGACAATTACTTTGTAGATGAAGCAACTCTAAATAAAAAGTTTTTAAGTGATGCTACTGAATATAACCTTAGAGATGGAGAGTTATTAAATTTCTACTTTTGTGGAGAGGATGCTGATAACGATTATAGCATAGCCTTGTCTTATAGAGATGTTGACAATTCAGCCCTTCATAGTGAAGTTATAGCAGCAACTGGATATAATGGTTTATCTTGCTTTGCGTTGAGTTATGACATACTAAACTCTTACTATTCAATGAATGATGTTTATTATATTAGGATGTATATAAGAATAAATACTAATAATTACAGAACTAACAACTACATAATAAACATTGACAAGTGCTTTAGACCAGACACAACACGTTTACACTTCCTAAACCAATTAGGAGGAGTAGATGCTTTTACATTCGATGCAGTTAGCAAGCAGTCAATGAGTACACAGACTAACTCATTCTTAACAACGCAAGGAGGTTTTGACGGTGCTGCTTATACTTACTCAACTACCAATAGTCAAACGGGTAACTATCAAGTTACGAGCAACACTAAGTTAATGCTAGAGAGTAATTGGATAAACGAGGATATTATGCAATGGCTTAACGACAACTTATTTACATCTCCTTATATTCTAATGGAAACAGCAAACGGATTACAAAGGGTTGCTAATACTTCTGCATCTGTTAAGTATAAGAAGAATAGAAACGACATGGCTTTTAACGTAGTAATTGAATTAGATTTACAAATGCACTCAAGCATGATTATATGAATGACTACTTATTAATAGACGGTACTAAGGTGGATTTAAGCGAAGCAGATAAGATTGCTTTGTCATTTTCTTATGCAGAGATTTCTGATCCTAGCAAAAGGAAGTTAAGCCAATCTAGGACTATTACTATTCCTGGCAACCAAAACAATACTAAATTCTTTCAACGTGCTTACAATTTAACTTGGCAAGAGTTTGACGGTATTATATCGGCTGTATCTTTTGATAGTTCAAAACCTCACATTTGTAGTTACTACTCAGACAACCAAGTTATCTTTCAAGGTTACATTCAGATACTATCTAGTAAGATTAGTAAAGGAGTAGTTAACTTTGAAGCGGTATTGTTTAGTAACATCATAGGGCTATTAACTCAGATAGGAGATAAGTTAGTTAGTGAGTTAGGTTGGTCGGAATATAACCATACTTTAAATCATACCAACATAGAGAACAGTTGGGAAACTTCTGTAATAGTTGACGGTGTAGCAACATCTAACTTTACAGCAGGCGTTCCTGATGGCTTTGGTTATATGTATGGGCTTGTTGACTATGGATATGACAACATACTAGACAAGTACAAAGATAATGAGATATACGGCTTTATTTATCAAAAGGAAGTAGTAGAGAAAACTATGGACTTTCTAGGTTATACTATAAACTCAGACTTCTTAGATTCAGAGTTAGGTAAACGATTACAGTTAGGTTATGGTGGCGGAGATAAATTTGAGTTATCTAGTGCAGATATTGCAGCGTTAGGAGTTAGTTCTACGGGAGACGGTAGCAGTACTTTAAGCAACACACTTATTCAAGACCCTATTTACGGAAACTACAACTCAAGTACTACACTTCAATCTGAAATAATAGACAGTTCATTTGTAACCATTACAGAGGTAAGTGATACTACTAACCAAATGAATGCAGGTATTACTACTATGGCTATCACAGGCAACTTTGATGTGCATATTGAATTTGATTTAGATTGGAGTTTAGCACAAACCTCAACGGGTACAGTCAGCTTCATGAGGTTAAACTATTGGCAGTTGGTATTAGTTAAAAATGGCGTTGGTGCAGTTGTTCAGTCTAATTACACAGCAGTTAATACGAGTGGAACAATAAGCGTAGACTACACTAACAACTTCTTTTTTAATGGTGGAGATGATTACTACTTTAGATTAGATGCTTACTATTCTGCTGGAGTACTAGCACCTACAACGGGTGGAGACTTTACAGTAACTTATGACTATAATAATACCATAGTACAAAACCAAGTTTGCACAAATGGAATAGTTCAGAATGGAAGTACAATCTACTTACCTAACTACATACCAAAGATAAAAGCGGTTGATAATTTCAAGTCATTGATTGAACATTTTAACCTTTACGTTAGTGAGCCAGACTTAGACGGTGTAGTAACTATTGAGCCATTAGAAGATTATTACTTTGATGCTGCGGATGCGGTTACATACACTAAGAAGATTGACCACACTAAAGATATTGAGATTGAGCCATTAGCATTAACACAGCCTAAGACTTATAACTTCATGTTTGCAGAGGATAAGGACTATTACAGAAGTCTTTACTTTGACAAGTGGGAGCAACACTATGGAGACTACACTTACGAGAATCAAACATTCTTTAGCAAAGGAGATAGTAGTTTTAAACTTAACTACACAATCACACCACCCGTAGAAATAGACGGTACAGATTTAATAATACCTAGAGTGATTAAAGTAGAGAACGGTGTAATATCTCCATTCAAAGGTAAAGCGAGAATATACTACTATCAAGGATTAAGAACGGGAGCATGGACTTTAGAAGGTACTAACTCGGTTGCAGATAGTCCACAAACAGAATACCCACAAGTAGGACACTTGGATGATATAGACAATCCTACCTTTGATATTTGCTTTGGTATGCCTAGAGAGTTGTTTTATAATGCTACATCTTACACAGCGGTTAATTGCTTTAGTGAGTATTACAGTAGATTTATAAACGAACTAACTAATCCTGATGCTAAGATGCTAAAGGCTTATTTTAGAGTAACTAACCAAGATGTAAAAGATGACTTTCTAAGATATATTTACAATATTGATGGAGTACTTTATAGAATTAACGTAGTGAAGGATTATGTTACCAATATGGGAACAACATATCATGAGTTTATTAAGATAATTGAAGTAAGCAAAAGAAGAACTATTACATACACCACTACAATACCTAACGGACAAACAAGTATAATTGATGTTTCAGGAGATTTCCAAAGTGGATATAATGCAGTTCTAACTACTAATAGAGTATTTATAGAGAAAGATAAACAAATGACAGCAAGCGATGGAACAGCCATAGATGGCGATTTAGTAATAGATGGAGATTGGGTAATAACATAATAATAAAATAATGGCAACTTTAACAGACAAAGGAATAAAAGACGGAAGCACAATAGGTAATCCAAGTACAGGTAACTATTATAGATTCATGGACAGCAATAATTCTAATTTACTAACTATTAGAAATGATGCAGGAACAGATACAACTTACGCTTCTGGAATTATACCTCTTTCAAACAGGATTATAGTAACTCAAGCAAATAAAGATACTACTTTAGGCGGGACAATAGACAGCACTAAAGAATATTTTCTTGATGGAATTATTGACATGGGCGCAACAGAAATAACCGTTCCTAGTGGTGGAATAAATATCAAAGGATATGACTTTAATGTCAGCGGTTTAACATCTAGCGAAAACAGTTACACAATGTTTACGGGTGCTAATGCGGGAGATGTTCTTTTTTCTGATTTTAAAATAGAAGTAGACGGCACTTCGTCTAAAGTTTTAGACTTAACAAACGGAAGCGGATTTAACGCTTTTGAGATAGCGAGAATAAACTTCAATAACTGTACTTCATTAGGAGAGTTAAACGGATACAGACAAGGCTTAGAAAGTGGAACGGGGCGATTTGGAGGTACTCCTAACTTAATACTTTCGGGAACTTGGTCGGGTGGATATTTTACAGAAACTTCAATAATAAGAGGGTTAACAGATGGTGTTTACTCAATATATGAAGAGGGGACTACTTTTACTATGGCTTCAAGATTTAGAACTAACCAAAATGTAGACCTTCCTGCTAATGCTTCTTTTATTGATTTTAGAAACACTAATTTTTTAAATCCCTCAACAGTTCAAATTCACGATGCTATAGTATCAAGAAACGGAGTATTTGATTCAGTTGATGCTAATATAATTCCGAACTTAACAAAAGGTGATTTAGCCAGTAGTTTTGTCGGCAACAAAGGAATTGCAAACACTTTCGAAGGAGGTTATACGTCTATCACTACAGAGGTACAAACTACTATTTCAACAGTAGGTACTTTTGTAGATTTGGCGGGAACATATACGGCTTCAAGTTTAGAACATTTTGACGCACCTGACAACGGAAGATTAAGACATTTAGGAGACACACCTGTAGAGTATAAGGTTACATTTTATGGAATAATAGACAGTGGAGCAAATGATGAAATAGAGTTAAAAATAGTAGTTTGGGATAATAGCGCAAGTGTATTTGTAGATTATAAATCAACCATTAGAGTGGTTAACAACCTACAAGGCGGAAGAGATGTTGCTTTTTTTAACTTCGTAGATACCGTTATACTAAACACTAATGACTATGTTAAAATTCAAGTAGCAAACACCACAAGTACATCCAATGTAACCGCAGAATTAGATTCTGAATTTATAATTGAGCAAAGATAATATAAAGATATGGCAAAGGAGATAGCAATACAGATGAACATTGACACCCGTTCAGCAGAGGACGGGGTTAAAAGAGTTAATGAAGGATTAAAGCAGACGGATAAGGAGTTAAACAATATGTCTGATAAGGATATTGCGTTGACTAATAAACTTAAAGCGTTAGATGCAGAGGTTGAAAGCGGTACTCTATCAATGCGTCAAATGTCTAAATCAATCATGGAGTATCAATCTGTCGCATTAGCAGCAGGTAGAGAATCCCCCGTAGGTAAGCAAGCACTAGCACAAGCAGCAGACTTACAAGATAAGATGGTGGATTTACGTAATGAGACTACCAGACTTGCACACGATGGAGCAAATATGCAAGCAGCAATGCAACTCGGTGGAGGAATTGTAGCAGGTTACGGAGCGTTTCAAGGTGTTACGGCTATGATGGGCGTAGAGAATGAGAAGTTAAAAGAAACCTTTATCAAACTACAAGCAGCACAAACTGCTCTAGTATCAATTGAACAGATTAGAACGGTGCTAGAA